CGATTTAGATTGTTGAAAACAATCATTAAAATATTATACCCGTATTTTAATGAAGGTTCATACACTTAATATAGATAGTAGTCAGCGTGAATCGAATGTGTATCTCCACGCGAATAATTACGTTGTTCGTTTAAAAAATCCAATTTACGACGTTACACAGTTTAAACTTGTGTCTGCTCGTATCCCCACACCCCAATTGATAACTTGCGCTACAAATAAGACTTTTAGTGTGAATGGAACCGATTTTACGTTAGATGAAACGAATTACCCAACTGGTACAGAACTTGCTTCAGATTTAGACACGAAATTGGCTCCACCGAATAGTAACGTTGACACTGTTACGTTTGATTCAGACACAGATAGTTTGATATTCTCAAATACAACAGCTGGAACTCATAACTTTACATTTGAGTTCCTAGATGGAACGAATGGATATTCAGATAAATCGTCTTTATTAACAACACCACACCAAGTGTTAGGATTTACGTCTAATACACACACATCAGTCGATAAGGTACTCAGATCGGGTGCTATTAATCTCGTTGGACCAAATTCTTTAGTACTAAAGGTTACAGCTGGTTCTGATGAGTTTACACAATCTATCTATACCTCTACACCCTTTTATACAGGTCATATTCTTCTCGATGGTACTAAATTTATAAATGTAAATGGTTCAGATGATTCAATCGTACACCATTTTCATTCGGGTCCACAAAAATTGATAGATGAACTTAAGATTGAATTTTTCTACATGAGCCATGGAAGACTTATTCCTTATGATTTCAGAAATCAAGATCATATATTGAAATTTGAAATACAGGGTTCTACGAATAAGTTGGAAGGTTTAACGAAAGTTCCTATTGATAAATTCGATAAAAAGAAAGGTGAGAAGGGAAAAGAAACTACAGAGAAAGTAAAGAAGCCCGAAAGTGAGGTTCTTTATAATCGAGAAGTATTTATTTACATTGGAATTATTGTTTTCATTGGTATACTGTTGATGTTCCTTATGAAAGGAAGCTCACCACCGCTTAGCGAGTGATCGCATAGACTGGTTGAGCTGGCTTGGATACGCGAGTAGAGACGGTGGAGACCATCATGTAGACCGCGATGGAAAGCAGAGTGGTGAGAACCGCGGTGAGAGCGTACTGAGCGCCACCGTTCTTGGGTACCTTAATGACCTGGCTGATGATGAAACGGACAACATCCATCCACGACAGCGCCGCCGCGAAGGAGAAACCGGCGACAATCGCGTTAAGAGATTGGGTTTCGAGCTCCTGAGTAACTAGGGTGACAGTTTGCATAGCCGCCTTCATTGTGAGTAATATACTATATACCACGAAAATTATTTATTCTGGTAATAATTCTTCCTTATCGATTTTTTTGTATCGCGTTTTCTTAATATTTTTAGAGTTTGAGAAGAGTTGATCGTCGCCTGATATCTCACCACTCGAGCTACTACCATCCGAATCATCTGAATTACCATATAAATGTAATTTTAGACTCGAATCATCAAAGTTCCAACCATCAGGTTCCCATGTGCTCATTACTATTAACAGCATTTTTTAACAACTCTTCTGTCGGGTTCTGAGGCACCCACACATCCCAATTGTCATAGGCTTCGTTGACACGGAGAAATACAGGATCACTCCCCGAATATCGTTCAAACGGCGGACAGTCTTCTGGTGAATCTACATCAATTTCTTCGTCTGAATAATCTGACTCCACCTCATCGTAAATATCTGGAAACGAAGGACCTATAGTGTCTCCAACTGTATACATGACACAGTATCTCATCGCATATTTCATATCTTCAGAGAGAAGTGTATCTCTTCCACATGCTTTGGAGTATTCGGCTGCAAGTAAAGTGCTTTTTTCTATAACAGGTAACATGAGGTTAGTCATGGTTTCAATGTATTGTTCCATCATACTGTCACCCCCTCCCCCACCAAAACCAGTTTGCATATTCATCTTTAGTATTTAAGATTAAAAAGACTTTGCGCAATTCCCTCACGTACACGAAGAATGTTATGATTTACTGCGTAGACTTTAATCTGTCTCGCGAAATCGGGACAATCTGTGAGATTTAAGTAAAGTTTCTGTTCTTTTACATTACTTAGGTTTACTTGTCCTGTTGGGTAACATTCTTCTGGTTGTAAAGCAAAACTATAGGAATAGAATCTCCTGATGAGTTGTGTTTTGGAATGATGTATAGCCGCTTGTACCGCCTTGAGAAAGATTACATTACCTGTATCCTGTGTAATTATATCCTCACCATCAAATGAAAGTGTGAGGTAGTTTAGATTTTCGTAAAGTATACGCTTATTGTTTGCAGTTATAGATGTATTGTCATAGTCAAATGGTGTCACAAAATTACCCTGATAGTTACTATTTGCTATGGTGGGGTTCGAATTATACGATCCAGCATTTACATTACTACCTTGGCGCTGAATTACAAAGTAAAGTTCTTTGACAGGGTTTATTAAATCGAGATTAAACGTCGCCTCGTTAACACCAGCTCCAACATCATAAACGTTTTGTTGTATCTGTGTAATCACATAGTCCTTTTTCATCTTTTCCATTTTACGTTTTTCAGAATTATCCAAAAATACAATCTCACTACATAGTTTAAAATCTTTTACATGTAATGTTGATGTCAATGTTTGATAATCACCACTCGTTGATACAATCATATCCTGTGCCTCCCTAAGCTTAAACTCAATTTCTACTTCTTGTTTTTTGATAGCACACAAGGGTATGGCAAGTTCTGGGTGATTGTAGAAATAAAAAGGTAAGTCAACGAAGAAATTCTCATCCGACGAAGCCCCTAATGTGCCATGTATAATGATACCTGTATTACCAGACCCACCTGTGATTACTTCACTAACTCTCTTGTCATTTGTTCTAAGTGGGTATTTACCGATAAGTTGCTCGAGTGCTTTCTGTTTCGTTTGGGTAACGAAATGTTCTGAATAAATCTGAAGATAATCACTGTGGACTCTCTGAATTATGGTGCCACCTATGATGAGATCTACATACTCAATTATTGCATGGCCGGCAGATTCTATGTATACAGGATTACCTGGAATCTCCGGGAGTGTAAACTTCACACTCAATGTTTTTAACAGATCACCCTGATTTTGAGGAATCTTAAATCGTACCCTTTTTCCAAAATCGGCTACATTTTCTGGATCTATGTCGTTGTACTGTGTCGAAAAGTTTGAATGTTTCTTAAAAGCTTCTATGAAATGGCTGTAGTCTGGGTTTCTCGTGAAATACCTATCTTGAGACCCAGATGCCATAAGCTGAAGTTGACCAGCCATTACTAATATAACTACCTAAAATTTTAAACCAGCTAAACCACTTTCAAATCTCAAAATGTTGTAATTAATTGCGTACACACGCGTATGGTTGAAGTCTGTATCATTCGCTGGTGTAATTTCAAGTGTAAGGAGTTTATGAGATATACGACTCATATTAACTTGACCCGTTGGGTAATACACCTCAGGTTTTAAAGCAAATGAGTACATTCCAAACTTGGAGAGTGTCGATGCTTGTGGAGAGTTTATGTGGTGTTTGAAAGATTGTTCGTATGTGAGAAATAAATCATTTTGATTAAAAACAACTTCATTGTTAAATCGAAGTTCTGCATTTTTAATGACATTGTAATAATTGGATCTATTTAGACGAACTGCTGCATCAGATTGTGAAACAAAGAACAATTCTTTTACAGGATGTGAAAAATTAAGTAATACAGACTTCTTGTTTTCACCAGGTTCCATTTTAAATTTTGCAAGTTGAAGTTGTGTAATCACATAGTCAATTGGTCTAGATTTCAGAAACCCTTTCTCTTCGTCAGTTAAGTACACAAACTCTGTATCTAGGGAAAACTTATTAATTGATGCACTGATACTAGCTGGTGCACCATTGTGAACTAATTCACTCAAGGGCTTTAGTTTAATCCTAACTTCTACAATCTGTTTTGTGAGGGCACACGTTGGTATAGAAAGACTGGGATTTCTATAAAAGTAGAATGGGATATCCATAAAGTATGGATATTCACCTGTGTACGACAGTAAATTACCATGCCCGTTTAAGAAATAGAGGGTTTGTTCTATGTCGTCATTTGTATTATGAAGTTGTTGATACATGTAAATGTATTCGCCTGTGATCTTTTCAATTGTTTGACCCCCTATAACAAGCTCAGCATAATCAATCATGTGACTTATGATGGATCGAGACCACACGTTTACAGTTGGATTCAGATCAGAGAGTGTAACCTTAAGGGTAAAGTTTTTAATAAGATCACCCTTGTCGTTCGGTATTCTACATGTGAGTAGATTATCGAAATCTATCTTTCCATTAAATTGACTTTCCACATAATCGAATGAAAATTTAGTATGTCTCTTGAAATTCATCAGGAAATATGAAAACTGTGGTGTACCAGTGAGCCATTGATCTTGGACTCCCTTACTAGCAAGTCTTAATCGACCAGCCATTCCTACTGTATATGAGTAAAATTTTGCTAAATAAAACGAGACACTATAATAGAATGAATCTTCAATTGAAGAAATTCAAACCCGAAAATATAGCAGATGATAGGGTTTGTGTTTTTATAGGCAAGCGTAATACAGGTAAATCAACTCTTGTTAAAGATATCATGTACCATAAGAAACATCTCCCAGCGGGGATAGTTCTTTCTGGAACAGAAGAGGGGAATCACTTTTATTCCGAGTTTATTCCCGATCTATGCGTATACGGTGACTACGACAGAGACGCGATGGAAAGGGTGATGACTAGACAGAGAAAACTGGTTGGTGAAGGTAAAAAAGATTGTGGGGCTTTCATGCTACTGGATGATTGTATGTATGACCCTAAATTTTTAAAGGATACATGTGTTCGACAATGTTTTATGAATGGGAGACACTGGAAGATATTCTTCATGTTGACAATGCAATACGTGATGGATCTCCCACCAGCTCTACGAGCAAATGTTGATTATGTTTTCATTCTTCGTGAAAATATTATCCAGAATAGAGAAAAATTATACAAATCATTTTTTGGAATCTTCCCCAGTTTTGACATGTTTTGTAAGGTGATGGATGCATGCACCGAGAATTATGAATGTTTGGTACTGGATAATACAGTGAAATCAAATAAAATACAAGACTGTGTGTTCTGGTACAAAGCCACTGTTCGGAAAAATTTTAGGGTCGGTAGTCCTCAATTATGGCAAATGCATAAAAAAATGTATAACCCCAAACATGTTAGTCAGACAGACAGGGAGAATGACGCCAAAAAGGCTACGAAAAAAACCAGACTTACGATTACCAAGAAAAAATAGACTGCGTCACTTAACACGTCAAGAAAAAATGGGGATATATTAACATGGCTTCCGATCAAGTACCCACAATGAATCTCTTTGATGACGGTGAAGGTATGGTACCATTACAATTGGATAAACCTTCCACAGCGTTTAAACAACCCGAAAAAAATATGAGTACATATAAAGATACGATGGACTCTACACCTATTAATGACATTATGATGGAACCCCCTTCGATGACCGAGGATCCCAGGGTACAAGGTGTCATGCCTCAAATGGTTGCCGCTCAACCCCAAGCTGCCTTCAGCGCCCCTCCCCAAACTAGAGCGAAAGAATCCGCTCCGGAAAGCAAAAACCCCTTGAATCTTACTGACGATCAACTTACTGCTCTCGTAGTAGCCGCATGCACCGCAATTGCTGTCAGTAAACCCGTTCAAGATAG